CCGTCATGGCTACCACTGGCACCACCCCTGCCACGAGGACCTGCGCATCGACCCGCGCGTCCCCGAAGTGCTCGCGTGGAGCGACAAGACCCTCGTCGTCCATCACCCGGATCCTACCAAGAGCCGTGGCCAGTACATGCCCCTTTTGGAAGTGGCGGTGAAAGAGGACGACCGCGACCCTAGCCATTACTTCTATTACTCCCGTGAACTGACCTTCTATGGCCGCTGGGAAGAGGCCATAGTTGCGTTGACCAAGTATCTTGGCATGAACGCCATGAGCGCCCAGAACGAGCGGTGCTACGCCATGCGCCTAATGGGTAGGTGCTACACCGAGATCGGCGACTGGCGCAGCGCCGAGAAGTGGTTTTTGCAGGCTTGTGGCGAGGCTCCAGACACCCGTGAGCCGTGGTGCGAGCTTGCCCGCCTGATGTACTACCAGCAACGCTGGGAGGAGTGCTTCGCTGCCTCCATGCGGGCCCTGAAGATCAAGGACAGGGCCCTTGTCTACACCTGCGACCCGGAAGTCTGGGGCCACTGGCCGCATGATCTGGCGAGCATTGCCGCGTGGCATTTGGGCCTGCGCGATATTTCGATTGAACAGGCACAGCTTGCGGTCGAGAAGTCGCCAGATGACGAGCGTCTTCAAGGGAACCTCAGGTATGTGCGGGGTGAACTTGAAGAGGCCGCATAATGGATACGCAGACCATCATGAACTTCATCGGCGGCTCGGCCATTGCGGTTGGCGGCTGGTTTGCGCGTGAAATTTGGGGCGCAGTCAAAGAACTGAATAAAGATCTTCATGAATTGGAGGTAGAGCTTCCCAAGACCTATGTCAGCAAGTTCGACATGGACAAGCGAATGGATCACATCGAGACGATGTTCCAGCGCATCTATGACAAGCTCGATGGGAAGGCTGACAAATGAGCACCACTGAAGAGAAACAGGAGAAAATTGCGCTTGAGATGGCTGCGACGGCCAGCAAGAGCGCACTGGTCGAGAAGATCACCTTCTCCGGCATTCCGATCCTATTTTCTTGCGTCGTCTATCTCATGAGTTCGCTGTCCAGCGCCAACAACGAGATCATTCAACTAAAGTCCAAGATCGCCGTGGTCGTGAACGCTGACAACAAGGCTATCCCGCCGCAGGGAACGACCATCGACATGGCTCAGATCCGCGAGAATTTAAGCGAACAGATCTCAAAGGTTGAGAAGGAGGCCGCGCTTGGCCGCGCCGCCATGACGCTCGACCGTGAACGCTCGATGGCTGCTGTTGAAAAAAGTCGTCTTGATATGGCTGCGGATGCCGCCCAAGCCAGAGCCGCAATCCGTTTTGAAACGATGAAGATGGTTTCTGAACTCGACAAGCGCATCACCCTTCTTGAGAAGGGGAAATAGATGGATCCCATCAGTCTTCTAGCGGCGGCCAAGCTGAGCTTTGAGGCCCTGAAGTCAGGCATCGCTGTCGGGAAGGAACTTCAGTCGATGGCGAAAGACCTCGGCTCGCTCTTTGAGAGCGTGGCCGCGATCACCCGCCATGCCGCAGACCCCAAGGGCAGCATCATCGCTGGGAAATCAGCCCAGCAGGTCGCCATGGAGGCATACGCCGCCAAGGCGGAAGCCGACGCCATGATGGAAGAGCTAAAAAACCACTTCATCTCAGAATTTGGCCTAGCCGCATGGGATCAAGTGGTCTCACATACAACCCAAATAAAAAAAGATCAGAGAGCCGCTGCTCTTGAGGCGCAGAAAGAGTGGGAAGAGACGATGCACACCGTCATGACGTGGGGCGCGGCGCTTCTTGCGCTCATTCTCGTTGTCGTTTGCCTCATTCTCGTCTCTATTGGCCTTGTTCACCGATAGGAGTGCCGAAAATGGACTTACTGAAGCAATTCGGCCCCCTACTTGGTCAACTTGCCCCCTCTATTGCTACGGCTCTGGGTGGCCCACTGGCTGGCGTTGCGGTGAAGACCCTATCCAACGCCCTCTTCGGCCACGAAGAGGCCACAGAGGAGCAGATCTCCACGGCGATGGCCTCTGCAACGCCTGACCAGCTTGCTGCCATCAAGAAAATCGACGCCGACTTCAAGGTGCAGATGAAGTCTCTAGATATCGATCTGGAGCGTATTGCTGCCGGTGACCGCGACAGCGCCCGGCAGATGCAGCGAGATACAAAGGACTGGACCCCCAAGGTTCTGGCCTACTTCATCACGTTTGGGTTTTTTGCTGCGTTGGTTTGGATCATGGTGTTCGGCATCCCGCAGACGGGGACCGAAGTCCTGCTGATGATGCTCGGGTCACTCAGCACGTCGTGGACCGGCGTCGTTCAGTTCTACTACGGCTCCAGCGCCGGATCCAAACAGAAGACTGATGCTCTTACCGCGAGGGACGGGAAATGAAAGAGAACTGGGACGACTGCTTCGACATGGTGATCAAGCACGAAGGTGGTTTTGTGAATCATCCAAAAGATCCGGGCGGCATGACGAATTTGGGCGTTACCCGCTCGGCGTGGGAAGCTTACCTGAACCGTAGCGTGACAGAGGCTGATATGCGCGCCCTCACGCCGCAGATGGTGAAGCCCTTCTATAAGTCTTTGTACTGGGATCGGATCAAGGGCGACAGCCTTCCTTCCGGCGTAGACTATGCCGCCTACGACCTTGCAGTGAACAGCGGCCCTCATAGGGCTGCGCAGTACCTCCAGCAGATCGCTGGTGTGGTTGTCGATGGCATGATTGGCCCCAAGTCCCTTGAGGCGATCAACGCCTGTGACGCCAAGGAAGCTGCCGACGCCATCTGCGACATGCGGATGGACTTCCTCAAGCGCCTGTCCACCTTCGACACCTTCGGCAAGGGCTGGAGCATCCGGGTGGCTGACGTGAAGGCCAAGGCCGTCAGTATGGCGGACGAGGCTTGATAGTGTTAGGATAGGCCATGGCACAGACGACGACGTTCACCACCCTCAAAGAAGACATTCGGCGCTATCTTGAGCGTGGCTTCACGCTTGCGTCGGATGCGATTGTCTATGAGCAGATCCCCCGACTGATCAATCTTGCGGAGCGGCGCATCGCCCGCGAGTTGAAAGTGCAGGGGATGATCAACGTCGTCACCAGCACCATGTCTCCGGGCCTCGCTGTCTACCCCAAGCCAGACCGCTGGCGCACGACGGTGTCGTTCAATTTCGGCATCGGGAACGAGTACAACCAACTCTTCCCGCGCTCCTACGAGTATGTTCGCTCCTACTGGCCGAACCGCGAAGAGACCGATGTCCCGCTGTTCTATGCGGACTATGACTACAACAACTGGATTGTCTCGCCGACGCCGGATCAGGCTTACCCCTTCGAGGTCCTGATCTATCAGCTCCCTCCGCTGCTCGACGATGCAAACCAGTCCAACTGGCTCACCGAATACGCCCCGCAAGTGCTTCTCTACGCCTGCCTGCTGGAGGCTACGCCGTTCCTCAAGAATGACGAGCGCATCCCGGTTTGGCAGCAGATGTATGATCGCGCAATGCAGGCGCTCAACGGCGAAGACCTGTCCAAGATCCTTGATCGTTCCGCCCGTCGGACGGAGGCATAAATGACGAGCAGCTACACCGAAGTCTTCGGCGGGACTAACATCTACCCGGCAGATGTTTCATATCTTGGATTCAATCTTGCTGCGGCAGATGTTGTCCTTGCGTGGCCTGTCGAGACGAGCGCCCCCAACACGCTTGCGGATTACCCAGTCGCGCGCATCATGGATGTGAACAGCACCGGGTCTTCTCGCAAGGTCTTCATGCCTGCCTCCGACGAGGCTTCGGTTGGCGAGGTGGCTCTATTCAACAATATCGGCACCACGACTTTCACGGTTGTGAACAGCATCGGCGGTGTGATTTGCTCGGTGACGCCCGGCACTCTCTGGCAGGTCTACATGACCTCCAACACCACTGCCGCTGGCGTGTGGGTGGCCTACCAGTTTGGATCGACTCTATCCTCAGCCAATGCCGCTGCGCTCGCGGGCTACGGCCTCAAGGCGATCACGACGACGCTCAATCAGGCGATCTCGAATAGCTCGCTCAACTCCAACTACACCGCTGGCGTGAACGACCGCGCCCACATGCTCAACTGGACGGGCGCGTCTGGAACGATCTCCTTTGACTCAGCTTCAGTCGTTGGCGGTGATTGGTTCCTCTATGTCAGGAACAGCGGATCCAGCGCGATAACGCTCGATCCCTATGGATCTGAGACGATCAACGCTGCGACAACGCTGATCATGAACCCCGGCGACTCCGCGATGGTCATCACGGATGGGGTTTCGTTCTACACCGTTGGTCTCGGTCAATCCTCGACCTTCGCCTTTGACTACACCCAGATCAATGTTGCTGGAACCGGCAATTACACCCTGTCCGGGTTTGAATTGAACCGCCTCGCCTACAACCTGACAGGCGTCCTCACCGGCAACAGGAACATCATCGTTCCCGCCACGGTGCAACAATACTGGATCACCAACAGCACCACCGGCTCTTACACTTTGACGGTAAAGACCGCCGCTGGAACTGGCGTTGTGGTCCCGCAGGGCGGCGCGTCGATCCTGTACTGCAACGGCACCAATGTCGTCACGGCACAAACTTTGAACGTCGCAATTCCCGTACCTGTGGCGAGCGGTGGCACTGGATCAACGACAGCAGGCGGCGCTCTGGTCAATCTTGGCGGCACGTCAGTCGGCATCGCGGTCTTCACAGCCGCTGACGCGGCTGCTGCAAGAACAGCCATCGACACCTTCTCGACGCAAAGCTCGTTGTCCCTCATGGTGGCGCTTAGCTAATGGCTCCGTCTCCCTACACCATCAAATCCCTTCCCGGCATCAAGCGCGACGGAACGCGGTTTGAGAACGGTTTCTATGTGGACGGGCAATGGTGCAGGTTCCAGCGCGGTCTCCCTCGCAAGATGGGCGGCTATCGCACGGTCTCTGTGGAAATGCCTGAGATCTCGCGCGGCCTCAACTCCTACAATCAGAACGGCCTCGTTTATATTGTCTCTGGCGGCAAGAGCTATGTGACGCAGTTTGTCTTGAACGCAAATGGCGTTGCGGTAGGGCAGAACAACAGGACCCCATCCGGCCTCGCCACCAACGTCAATTATCTCTGGACCTTCGACACGCAATTTGACTCGGTTGGTGTTTCGCCCGGCGCGTATCTTCTTGCGCATCCCGGAAAGAACCTTGCAACCATTGACTCTGACGCAACATCCTCTGTTTATTGGGGGCTTGCTGATGACACCGCTATCTTGACGGCCAACACGGCACCAGCGGTTTCTGGCGGGGTTGTCAGTCTATACCCTTATACCTTTGTCTATGGCTCTGACGGTTATGTGGCTTGGTCCGTTGCCAATAGCCCTAACGATTGGGTCGGCCTCGGATCAGGCGATGCCTACATCACGGGCCAAAAGATCGTCGCGGCGCTGCCCCTGCGCGCTGGCCCCGGCAACGCGCCTGCGGGCCTCTTCTGGTCGCTGGACAGCCTTATTCGCTGCACCTTCATAGGCGGCGACCCCGTCTTTCAGTTCGACACCCTGACATCCCAGTCGTCCATTCTCTCGTCACAGTCGGTCATCGAGTACGACGGCATCTTCTACTGGGTTGGCGTTGACCGCTTCTTGATGTTCAACGGCGTCGTCCGCGAGATCCCGAACCAACTCAACCAGAACTGGTTCTTTGATAACCTCAACTATGATCAGCGCCAGAAGGTGTTCTCCTACAAGGTTCCGCGCTTTGGTGAAATCTGGTGGTGCTACCCGCGCGGTGACGCGACGGAATGCACCCATGCGGTCATCTACAACCTGCGCGAGAACACATGGTATGACACCGAACTGCCGAACTCCGGGCGCTCCTGCGGCGAGTTCGTGACTGTCTACGAGTACCCGCTCATGACCGGCGTTGACGCCATAGACGGCAAATATCGCCTCTGGCAGAACGAGTTTGGCTACGATGAGCTTGATGGTGTGCAGGTAAATTCGATTGAGTCCTACTTCCAGACCGCCGACATTTCGGCGGTTGCGGATCCAAACCAGCCGAAAAACCGCTCTTTGCGCTGTTCAATGGTCGAGCCCGACTTTATCCAGACCGGCGACATGACCTGCCAGATCACGGGCAGGGCCAACGCTCGCTCGCCTGAAGTCGTCAGCGAAGAGAAGGTCTTCCCTGACCAAGAGAACACGATCCGCCCTGAGCAGCAGGTGATCTTCTTCAAGGAGATCCGGCGCGAGATGCGGTTCATCTTTAAGTCCAATGTGGTTGGGGGCAACTATCAGATGGGTCAGTGCATCGCCCACATCGAAATTGGTGACGGAACGGTGCTGGGATGATCGACCCGCGCGGCATGACGGTTACTGACTGGACCGATTCGATGGTCTATAGTCTGGAGAAATATGGGACAATGGGTCGATTGGATGACCCCGATCATTGGCAGACATGGGCTTTGGGTATTGTCTCCTTCTTCAAAGTCGGAGAGCAGAACCCCCCAAACCCGATGGAATACACAGATTGGCAGGACTGGGCGTTCGCGTTCACCCGTGCCGTAACCTTACCCGGTGGATGACATGGCTGACTATCCTTCCAACTGGACCCCCCTTGCTAACGATGCTGCGGATTCTGCGTGGCGCGGAAAACCCATGAGCGTTTTCTACAAAGGCGGTCGCGTCGGCACCAAGCCGGTGTCCATCAAGATGCCCAAAGAGCATGTCGAGAAATTTGCTAAGGGCGGTCTGGCCAGCGAAGCCGCCCGTGTAGCGCACTCCGGTGTCGGCGGCGACACTATGATCATCCATATCAACAAGGATGAGTTCAACAAGCTGCGCGAGCAGTGGGGCGAGCCGACGGTCAACCCGCACACGGGTATGCCTCAATTCACGCCGTTCTGGAAGCAAGACTGGTTTGCACCTGTCGCCGCCCTTGCTGGTACAGCTCTCATGGCGACAGGTGTAGGTGCTCCAATTGGGACGGCTTTGCTTGGCGAGACGCTGGCGGGAACTACGCTTGCTGGGGCCACCGGCATCGGCGCTTTGGGTGGGACCACCCTTGGAACGCTTGCTACCAACGCTGCTCTTGGCGCTGGCATTGGCGGCTTGACAGGCGGCTGGAAGGGCGCTGCAAAGAGCGCCGGGTTGGCGGGTCTTGGAACTGTGGGGGCTTCGGCGTTTGGAAATTATATGGGCACGGAACCGTATTCGGCTGCACCCAGCCAAGGCGGCGATGTTCCAATGCCGACAGCTAGGCCTGCTGAGTTTGCCGGGTCTTCCGGCTCTGGGGGGTGGGCAGCACCGACCGGGTCCACCTCTTCTGAAGGTTTTGGTTCAAAATTGGCAAATGCTGCGACCGGCTATCTTTCCGACCCTAACAAGATGGCCGCAACCGCTTTGGTCCTTGGCGACATAGCTGAAGGTAGCGGGCAGCCTGCGCAACCTGATCTTGGCGCCCCGGCGGGGTCTGGGGGCAGTAGCTCCATGAACAAGCCCCTTAACACGAACCCCTTGCAGAGGGTCAGAGCGCCGGATCCGGTTGGCTATTACAAGTATGGCACAATGCCGGAGCGCAACTATTTCCGCTACAATTCTCTGGCGCAGCAGGAAGATGAGCCGACTGTGCAAGCAGCTCGGGGCGGCCCTCTTAGCAACTATGTGCAGGGTGGAGGAACCGGACGCTCGGACAGCATCAATGCCAAACTTTCAGATGGCGAGTACGTCATCGACGCCGAGACAGTAGCCCTGCTGGGCGACGGCTCGTCCAAGGCTGGCGCTGAGCGCTTGGATCAGTTCCGTGCTAATATCCGCAAGCAGAAGGGGAAGGCGCTGTCTCGTGGGCAGATTAGCCCGGATGCGAAAAATCCTGAGCATTACCTTATGGGCGGGAGGGCTTAATCATGGGTTTCACAGGTTTCCTCACTCAGGGTACGCCAAACACTTCAACTACAAAGGCGTACACGACCACCGAAATCCCTCAATATATGTCGGACTATCTCAGCAACCTTTTGGCCGGGTCTTACGCTGCCGCCAATGAAGGTTACACGGCCTATGGTCCCCCAGTTCCTGCCGATATCAAGGCCAAAGGTCCGCAGGCAGAGGCCGACTATCTGGCGGGCCTTCCCAAAGAAGAATACGAAAAATATAAACGCATCGCTGATTTTGATCCGATGCAGACTAAAGCTTTTGAAACTGGAAAGACTGCGGCTAAGGCCTACGAAACAGGTTTAGATGAAGCTGAAAAAACTGCTGGAACATCTGGAGCCCTCAGCACTATCGGGGCAGCAGATCCATATTTGAAAGCAGCCTCTGCGGCAGCGCCAACAAATGTCTCAAGTTACCTGACCCCTTATCAAAAAAACGTCACCAACCGAATGGGTGATCTTGCTCAGCGTCAGATAACTGAAAAGCTCATGCCTGCGCTGGGCGATCAGTTCATTCGCGCCGGGCAGTACGGATCCACGCGCCAGCAAGAACTGGCGCAACGTGGCGTCAGGGACATCGCCAGCGAGCTTCAGGCGAACATTGGCACCCAGCTTGCCAAGGGCTACGATACGTCTCTGAGCGCTGCCCAGAAAGATCTCGACCGTCAAGCAACGCTTGCGCAGACGGCTGGAACGCTCACCGGAACTGAGGAAGCCAACAAGAATGCCTTGGCCAATGTGCAAGCCAGTTTGGCTGGCAAGGCGCAGTCTCTTGGCCTGACCGGCGCAGCCGCTGAGGAAGCAATTGGCGCTCAACAACGGGATCTTGAACAGCAGCGCCTTGATCTTGCGCATGAGGATTTTTTAGCGCAGCGCGACGACCCCATGAAGAAGGCCACTTTCCTCAACGAAATGGTCCGTGGATTGCCATCTACCGGCAGCGCTGTGTCCAAGAACGAAACCAATGTTGGCGGTACTTACTCTGCCTCTCCGTTGGCAAGCATTGCTGGCGCTGCCTCCGGCGCAAGCGCCCTCAGCACACTCATGAAATCACCGTAAGGGGCCAAAAATGCTTGACGAAGATGGCAACCCCATACAGCAGCAGCCCCCCGGCGCTCTCAATACGCTCCAACAGCCTGTCAACCCCTATGGGTTGGTGGGGCCTTATGCTGCGATAGCTGACCGGATGCAACAGCAGTATGCGGCGCAGAACGCTGCCAAGCAGCAGTATCTGGATTCAATCCAGAAGCGGGAATCGGATCTTCAGTCGCAGGGTATGAGCGACTACGAAAAGGCTGGAGCCCTGTTCCAGTTGAGCGGCGCGCTGTTGTCTCCCACAACGTCCGGGGGCATTGGCGGCACGTTGGAGAGCTTTGGCAAGGGCGCAACGGCTCTTTCCGGCCCCCTGTCGAAGGCCGCTGAGGCTCAGCGTCAGCGACAGCAGCAGATCCAGCAGCTTCAGGACGCCCGCGCCAAGATGGGCATCGAAATGGCTGGTGGTATGGACCCGCAGAGCACTCTGTCGCTGATGAAGGCGCAGCAAGATCAGGAGAGAGAGCCAACTGAATTTGACGAACTGCTGAAGCGCCCCGAGCTAACTGATGAGCAGCGCCGCGCAGCCGTTCTTCAAAAGCTTGGGATCAGGAAAGAGGCGGAACAGGAAGAGTACAGGAACGTAGTGCGCCCCGATGGCAGCACAATCACGATCCTCAAAAAGGGCGATCAGACCCTCGACCCGATGACACGCCAGCCTCTGGATCTTGGCAAGATCGCAGAGGAGCAGCGCGCCGCTGCCGACGCTGATCGGCAGTCGCAGGCGCTTGAGTATGGCGTCCCTCTTATGACGGTGGACCCCTACGCCGCCCTTCCTCAGAAGGATAGGGAAAAAGCAAGGCTTGCCCGATATCAAGCTGATACGCGCGTCTTACAAAAGCAGGCTGAAGAGGTTCCTGATTCCGCTCTCAGAAGCGAACTCCTAGATTACAAGCGTTTTGGGGCGCTTAATCAGGAAAACCAGAGGACTGGGCCGGGCTGGAACAAGGTTCCTCAGATTTTTGATGCCGCCTCTACACAGAGCATGAGGGAAATCGAGTCTAGGCTCACAATCTCTGCCGGTAAAGATTTGAAGGGTGCCGCCTCCGACAGGGACGTTGCTATGTTTGGTCAGTCTGTCCCTTCAGTTGGGAAGGGCCTCGAAGCAAATGCCAACACCATTAAATTCGGCATTATGAAGACCGCGACAGAGCTTGAGCGGCGCGCGTTCCTGCGTGATTACCTTGCTGTGAACAAGACCCTTGAGAGTGCAGATCGCAAATGGGATGAGTATCGCAACGCAAATCCGTTCTTCATCTATCCGCCAAACGCTGACATTACAAAGCTCGACCCTTCCACGCTTCAGGAAAACAAAAATCGCCTCTCCTATGGCGATTATTTCCGGCAGCAGAGGGGCCGTGGCGCAACGCCTGTGACTCGCAATGAGCAGGGCCAGCTTGTGGTTGGGGGGCAGTAACCATGGCTAAAATTGTCGAAGGTTTCAGCTTCCCAGACGATGCGACTGGCGAGGAAATAACCGCCTTTTTGCAGCAGAACCGGAAGAAGACGAGCGACCCTCTTGCTGACATGCCCCAGAAAAAGGACATGTCGTGGGGCGATATTGCGAAGGGCGTTGGCCGTTCGGCTGCGTCAGGGCTGACCTTCAACTGGAGCGATGAGCTCATTGCGGGCGCTCGCGCCAGATCTGAGGGCATCCCCTACGAGCAAGCCCTCAAGGAAGAGCGTGAGGCAAAGAAGCAGTTCGAAGGTCAGTACCCGGCGACGGCTATCGCCTCCGAGCTTGCAGGCAGCGTCCCCACCATGTTCGTTCCCGGCCTTGGCATCGCCAAGGGCGCTCAGGTCGCCAGCAGGGTGGCTAGGCCCATTTTGTCACCTGCTGTGGTGCAGGGCGTCAAGACAGGCGCGATTCAAGGTGGCCTCAGCGGCTTAGGAGAAAGCGATTCAACTCAACTTTTCTCTGCTGAGGACATTGGCAGCCGTCTCAAGTCTGCGGCTCAAGGCGCTGGCGTTGGAGCTGTTGTTGGCGGCGGCCTTACCAAAGGCGCTGAGGTTCTTTCGCCCGCAGTCACGGGCGTCATGGAGCGTTTTAGCCCGAAGATGTCCGAGGATGTCGCCAAGTCCCGTGTCCTACAGGATCTGGAGCGCAGCGGCATGACGCCTCAGCAGGCAGGTGCCGAGTGGCAGCGCATGTACAATGCTGGCGCACCCGCGCAGCTCTTCGACGTGTCCCCTGCACTCACGAACCGCGCTGAGGTCATCGCACAGCGTCCGGGGCAGGCGGGCATTGATATTGGGTTAGACGTTGAAAATCGGCAGGCTGGGCAACGGGCGCGCGTCAACAAGGCCACCCGTGAAAACATGGGC